GTTATCAGTTAACTTACAGAGGTTGCAACTATTGGTCATGTTACCTAGTCCATCTGGACGAATGGTTTGAAAAAATTCTAAGATTTGAGGGGGATTGACACCCCCCTCTTTTTTATGCTAATATCGATTCGTATTTGTGAAAAAATCGTGGGCAACGAAGGCACCGTTTATGCACTTGTTAATCCCTGCATATTGGGAAAGAATGGAGGTCCTCTAATTAAGATTGGGAAAACTGTAGATCTTGAGAGGCGCAGGAAAGAACTTTACAACACTTCCGTTCCTATGCAATTTGAACCAATTCAGGCTAAAATTGTTCCTGACATGGATCGCACCGAAAGGTATATTCACGCTGCCTTGGAACCACATCGCTATAATCCAAATAGAGAATTTTTTGAGTGTTCACAGAGTGTGGTCGGTGGTGTTTTTGCTCTTATCACTGGTGAAAATTTAATGGAAACCATGTATAGAGATAACACTAAAGATGATTGTGAATATACTTGTGATGATAATGATGCTAGGAGAAGAAGACCAACTATAAAATTTTCTGATTTTTGTGAGAACGGATCTATCTTTACTTATCGAGATGATCATCTAATTACATGTAAAGTATCTGATGCTTTTAAAAATCGTGTTATGTATGATGGCGAAGAAACAAGTCTAACTGCTATTGTTCAGAAATTAAAAGGAGTTGATACGAGTAAAAGTAGTACTAGGTATCGAGGACCCGAGTATTGGTTTTATAATGGTAAACGTTTGGATGTAATCTATGAGGAATTATATCCAAAACCAATTGAAGTAACAGATTTTTAATGTTGTGGGGGGATTGACACCCCCCTCTTTTTTATGAGTATATTTACGGATTTACAATTTGTTTGGGATCACATATAATACAAACATCTTCGGGATAAAATAATGTAAGAAATTCATTCTTTGTTATTGAGTTACTATTGCATGGAGAAATTATGCACAACCTTGTATCGTACAATCAGCTCGCAGAATGGAGACATTTTGAAGAGACTGTAGATAAACATAATGAAGAACTAGATTTGATTAATGATTATTATAATTGTTTGATTGAATGTGACGATGACCAAGGATCATGTAAACGTATCTGTAGGAGAATACTGCAATAGTCTTTATGGGGGGTTGACTACCCCTCTTTTTTTGTGTAAAATGAGTTGAGAGAATATTATCTTATGGACAAAGACAAATTAAAACTCATCGTCCGTAATCTTGAACTGTTGGTTGATTCTCTTAAAGCAGAAGTATACTCTGATACTCAAAGTTACTTAGAGTTTAAAGACCAGACACTTCATGATTATGATGAAATCTTTGATGACGATGACGGATACCCAGACTAATGGTTAGTAGATCTAAAAGACTTATCAAGTTGCTTGAGCGTTTAATCAAGCAAGATCATCTCTACACTGAAGAAAAGATCATAGAGATGAAAGCACAACTCAGAGAGTTGAAAGAGCAACTCGCAGAAATCGAAAAGAAAACATCAAAAGGATTTGGTCAATGAGCGTAAAACTGGTTAGTGTAACTCCTGATGCGGAGCAGACAATGGCATATGTTGCCCGTGTCTCAAACCCCAACAATCAGGAAAACCCCAACTATGCTAAGTTGCTGGGTTATTGTATTAAGCACAACCACTGGTCTGTGTTTGAACAGAGTTTTATGACTCTGGAGATTGAGACTACTCGTGGTCTGGCGGCTCAAATTTTGCGTCACCGTTCTTTCACCTATCAAGAGTTTTCCCAACGCTATGCTGATTCTTCCCTACTCGCAGAGACGATCCCAGTCCCCGAACTTCGCCGTCAAGACACCAAGAATCGCCAGAATTCTATTGACGACCTGGATCCTGAGTTTGTAGCATTATCTAACAAGCAGATTGAAACTTACTTTGCCCAAGGAATGAGTCTGTATCAGCACCTTCTTGATAATGGTGTGGCAAAGGAATGTGCTCGCTTTGTGCTTCCTTTGGCAACACCCACCAGACTCTACATGAGTGGTTCCTGCCGTTCTTGGATTCATTATATTCAACTGCGCTCTGCTAATGGCACCCAGAAGGAGCACATGGAGATCGCAGAGGCATGTAAGAAGATCTTCTCAGAGCAGTTCCCTACAGTTGCGGAAGCACTGGAGTGGGTCTAAATAAATCATCTTGAATTTGTAACTATGGCGACTTATCCTGTTATTCACAAAGAGACTGGTGAACAAAAAGAAGTGGTAATGAGTGTTCACGACTGGTCTCAATGGTGTAAAGACAATCCCGATTGGCAGCGGGATTGGTCAGATCCATCAACCTGCCCACAACCTGGGGAAGTTGGAGAATGGCGAGACAAACTCATCGCCAAAAATCCTGGTTGGAATGATGTCCTAGGTAAAGCAGCAAAAGCACCTCGTTCTAGAGTAAAGAAAATCTAATGGCAAGAAGAAAAAGATCATCTGCAGAGCAACCTATCGGGGTTGGACTCACGACAAAACAGATGAAGAGAAAAAAACCTGTTAATCTTGATTATTTGGTTGATATTGAACCGCTCACAGAAAATCAGAAACGCCTTTTTGAATCATATAAAGAAGGTAAGCATCTAGTTGCTTATGGTTGTGCTGGCACTGGTAAGACCTTTATTACGCTCTACAATGCCCTTCAAGATGTATTGGATGAAAGAACACCTTATGAGCGCATCTACCTTGTACGCTCTCTTGTAGCGACCAGAGAGATTGGTTTTCTTCCTGGATCTCATGAAGATAAGTCAGACATTTACCAAATTCCATATAAGAATATGGTGAAGTATATGTTCCAGATGCCTTCTGATGCCGACTTTGAGATGCTCTATGGTAACCTCAAGTCACAAGAAACAATTAAGTTTTGGTCTACCTCATTCTTGCGTGGTACAACTTTAGATAATGCTATTGTTATCGTTGATGAATATCAAAACTTGAATTTTCATGAATTAGATAGTATAATTACTCGTGTTGGTGAAAATACCAAAATTTGCTTCTGTGGTGATGCTGTTCAGTCTGATTTACAGAAGTCAAACGAGCGTAATGGTATTCATGATTTTATGAATATTCTGCGTAAAATGCCATCTTTTGGTCTAATTGAATTTGGTGTAGATGACATTGTACGTTCTGGACTCGTTAAAGAATACATTATTGCAAAAATGGAAGCAGGTTTTTAATGTTCAATCATGTTGATATTGATCTCCCTCAACTTGAGAGGGAGACTATTGATGGGGTAAGGTACTATAAAGTTCCCGATGATGAAGAACTTCTCCGACTGGTCTCGATTACATCGGTGACCAGTCATTTTAATAAGGAGATCTTCATCAACTGGAGAAAAAAAGTTGGTGAAGAAGAAGCAGATCGTATCACGAAAAAAGCAACAAGTCGTGGTACAGATATGCACACCTTGGTAGAACACCACCTCAAGAATGAGGAACTACCAAAGGTTCAACCAATGTCAGATTTCTTATTCAAAATCGCAAAAACAGACCTAAAACGTATAAATAATATTTACGCTTTAGAAGGGTCCCTATATAGTAAGCAACTAGGCATTGCTGGGACCGTTGACTGTATTGCCGAATACGACGGCGAGTTAGCGATAATCGATTTTAAAACTTCTAAAAAACCCAAACCACGAGAGTGGATCGAACACTACTTTGTACAATGTATGGCATACGGTTGTATGTTGTATGAACTGACTGGAATCTCAGTCAAAAAACTTGTAATTATCATGGCATGTGAAAATGGAGAATGCGTCGTCTATGAAGAACGAGACAAATCAAAGTACATCAAACTTCTCACCGAATACGTTAGAAAGTTTGTTAGAGATAAACTGGAACTCTATGGAACCAAATAAGGAACTAGAACAAGCAATAGAAAGTAAATTTTTGACACCTTCTAAATTTGCACTAGAAATAGAAAAAATCGTAGCAGAAGAAAACCTTAATTATATTGACGCAATTGTCCACTATTGCGAGATCAATAGTCTTGAGGTAGAATCTGTTACGAAACTCGTTTCAAAACCTTTGAAAGAAAGGTTGAAGTGGGACGCTACCCGTCTTAACTTCATGAAGCGGACCTCAAGAGCAAAACTTCCCCTATGATTTCTCGTGATGAATTAATGCACCATCGTCTTCAGGCGTGGTTGCGTGAAAATAAATGTGATGACTTGGAGTATCTTGGTTTTTACCAGGATACTCTTGGTGTACATAAGCATTGGTATCGCATTGCCGACCATGAAGTTACAGTTGATTGTATTGAAGATCTTGAATTAGTCGATGCTGAAAGTGAGCCCCTTTGAAACCTACCAACATTATCTTTCACTGAAAAATCATTTTACTAATCCAAAGTATGATTTTTTCAAGTACGGTGCTAAAACCCGTGCAAGTGTAACCTCTTTTAATAAGAGAAAGGATAAGTATTGGTTTGAAAAAACTTCGCGTAAATATAGTGATAAGGAAGTCGTAGATTTTCTTGTATCCAATTTCACT